TAAAGACACTTGCATCTATCAATCAGAAGGTAGCCATAGATGAGGAGATAATCATGCTGGATGATTCCCCTATGACTATTCAGGGATTAGAACTGAATAATAAGTCAGATTACCTCAGAGAGGGACAGCTGACTATAACTGGTAAATATGGATGTCTCAGATGCAGTGTGAAAAAACATAATATTGCAAGAATAGGCATGGAATTCACAAATTGAAAGGAGAAGCAATGGCAGAAACAAAGAAAACAAATGCTCCGGAAGAAACAAAAGAAGTTCTTCCGGCAGAGAAAGAAACGGAATATGGGGTAGATGAGCTGATTGCCGCACGCGATCAGCTTTTTTCTTGCCCTGATTGCGCGATGGTGGCACTGAAACTGTCAAAAAAGAAAAGCATGACTGTTTCAGAAGCTGAGAAGCTTGTCGAAGAATTTATGAAGAAGGAGGTCAAATAATGGCGGAATATTTCCAGATTCCTGAAGTAGGTACAAAAGTTCGACCAGGAAGTTATTTCAACGTAGATAAGAATGGTGACGATGATTCTTTCGGGGCAATTGACGGAGTTGTTGTAGCTGTGTTTAAAGCAACGTTTGGACCAGTAGATAAAGTAACAGTCTTAGAGAGAGGAGACGATTACACAACAATCTACGGAGATGGATTAACGACTGACCTGATTCGTGAAGTTCTGTATGGTGGTGCAAAGAAAGTTATTTGCTGTCGCCTTAATGGAACGGGCGGAGCTGTGGCGAGCGTAAGTCTTGCAGCTGCAACTGGAAAAGTTAAGATCACAGCAAAACATCCAGGAGAGATGCCATTTTCTGTAACTATTAGAAACCGCTTAACTGACAAAGACAGGAAAGAATGCATTATCTATACAGGAACTACTGAATTTGAAAAAGTATATTTTTCAGCAGGCGATAATGAAGCTGCAAGTCTTGTAAGTGCTTTTGCAAATTCAAAGAATTTCACGGCTAATCTTGAAGAATCTGCAAAAGGAATCATGACTAATGTGAATCAGACAGCGTTTACAGGAGGAAAGAATCCTACAGTAGCAACTGCCAATTATTCAGCTGCTTTTTCACAGGCAGAAAAATATTTCTTCAATACAATTTGTGTTGATACAGAAGATACAGCAGTACATGCGCTGTTACAGGCATTTCTGGACAGAATTTATGAAACCAGTCAGTTTGGGATTGGAGTTGTTGCAGAGAAAGATAACAAAGATTTAGACGAAAGAATGAATGCGGCAGCAGGATTTGATGGTGAGAATATAGTTTATGTTCTCAATCCAAAAGTCTTTATCAATGAGGGAACTCTGGATGGATATCAGACTGCCGGCTTGATTGCTGGACTTATTGCAGCAACTCCTGCAAATCAGGCAGTGACTCATATGGTGATTACTCGATATGTAGATCTTGTAGAACCGCTTACAAATACTCAGATTATAAAAGCGGAACTGAAGGGATGCTTGGTTCTTAGTAAGTCTACAGAAGATGAGGTATGGATTGATGCTGGAATCAATACACTGATTAATCTTCCGGATAACAAAGATAAAGGTTGGAAGAAAATCCGCCGTGTAAGAACAAGATATGAGTTATTGTACAGAGCAAATGCCCAGTCCGACGCTTTAGTTGGAAAAGTCGATCCTGATAAAAATGGAAAAGCCACTATTATTGGAAAAATTCAGGGAATTATCAATGCCATGATCAAAGAAAAAAAATTAACAGCAGGAACAGTAACTGAGAGCACGACTTATATTGCAGACGCAGATAACTGTTATTTTGACCTTGATATCATTGATAAGGATTCTGCGGAACATATTTACTCATTCTATAAGTTTAGATTCAGTACCAATGCAGAGTAAAGGAGGAAAGGTGAATGTTAAATACAAGTGCTGCAACAGACGCGAGACATAGTCGTTCAGGTAAAGATGCCATGCTTTACAATGCAGATGGGGTTCCGTTTGCGCAGGTAAGCAGTTTTCAGTCGAAAACATCTTTTAATAATACCAAATATCAGCCATTAGGACAGAACAGAGAACTGGAAACAAACAATACTATTGGAGTCACGATTACAATTTCGGAGATCGTTGTTCTGGATGGCGAATTATTCAACAATGTTGTTAGTGCGGTAAATAAAGGAGAAAGCCCGGTTATGACTTTAGATGGAGTTATTGAAGGGCGTAATGGCTCCCAGGAACGCATTACATATCGTGAATGTATCTTTAGCGGTGACCAGGATCTGCAGAATGTAAGTACAGGAGATACATTATCAAGATCTTATAATCTGCACTGCAACGGGGAAGTAGAACCCCGTTCATCACTGACAATTTGATATCTGATCAACACAAGGGTGGCTAAAACTGGCCGCCCTTATTTTATAAACGGAGGAAAATAATACATGGCAAGAACTGCAAATATCGAAAATGAAGAACTGAAAACAACTGAAATTGATATGACAGAAGCTGAGGCAGATGAAGCATTAAAAGCTGATATGGCGGCAAATGAAGTGGATTATCTGGCGGGTCTTTTGAATGCAGCAGAAGATGCAGAAGACGAAACAAAGAAGATCGAGATTGTCCGTAATGGAAAGACTTACTTTGCTTTTTCAATTCATTCGCTTCCGGATGAGACTCTGTATGAAATCCGTAAAAAGTACACCAAGTATGTAAAGAATAAGAGAACTGGCACAAAGGTAGCTGAAGGAGTAGACAATGCGAAACTCCGCAGTTCTATGATTTACAATGCGACAATTGCAGAGGATCAGGAAAAACTGTGGGATAACAAACAGGTTCAGGAAGCATTAAGACGGAGAGGAAAACACATTATTAATGCTCTGGATGTCATTGATGCGGTGCTGCTTCCGGGAGAAAAAGAGAACGTATTAACTGTTCTGGACGAGCTTTCAGGCTACGATACAGAAGAAGCAAAGGTTGAAACAGCAAAAAACTTATAAGGTTCGGCTACAAATCAGTCCTGTTGCACTGGATATTCCAAAGGCAGGGCATCCGGCCGGATGAGGTAATGGCCTTGCCAGCAGGGGTCAGAGCCTTTCTTTTTGCCTCTACGGAGGTATGGATTGAAGAAAATATCAAGAAAAATGAAAAGAGGTGAGATGCTTGGCAGAAACGATAAGGATAGAGATTCCTGTTAATGTGGTCGATAATACCGGTTCTGGAACGTCGAGTGTGACCAGGAATCTCACTGCAATGGAAAGGGCGTTTGAGAGGGCAGACAGGGCGGCGCAACGATTCCAGCGTAGATCAGGCGTAGCAGCTGAGATAGAAATTGGAGCAGACGACAATGCCACCCCGGTTCTTTCTGCTGTTGAAAATGCAACAGAACAGATCGACGGAGAAACAGCACAGGTAGAAGTTTCAGCTGACGATTCAGCTACACAGATTGTCAATTCCGCATCAAATGCTGTAGAAAATTTTGATGGACAATCGGGAGATGCAGAAATAGGAGCAGACGATAGCGCCACCCCGGTAGTATCCGCCGCTTCTGATGCGGTGGAGAATTTCGATGGAATGAGCGGGGATGCTGAGATTGGTGCTTCTGATGAAGCTACGCCGGTTATCCGGGCTGCTCAGGATGCAGCAGAATCATGGGGAGGAAGCGTGTTTAATGCTACTATCGGTGTCATAGATGCGGCGACCGCCCCAATATCCAAACTTGCGAGTATAGCAAAGAATCCGGTTGTGCAGGGAGCATCATTGATCGGTGCCAGCTTTGGTGTGGCAGAATCGGTTAACTCCTTCCAAGACTTTGAAAGCATGATGTCACAAGTCAAGGCTATCTCTGGTGCAACAGGGCAGGCATTCGATGATCTGACTGCAAAAGCACAGGAGATGGGAGCGACCACCAAGTTTACGGCCACAGAGAGCGCAGAGGCGTTTAATTACATGGCTATGGCAGGATGGAAGCCACAGCAAATGATCGATGGTATATCCGGCATTATGAGCCTTGCAGCAGCATCCGGAGAAGACCTTGGAACAACAAGTGATATTGTAACGGATGCACTGACAGCTTTCGGATTACAGGCGGGTGATGCAGGGCATTTTGCTGATGTTCTTGCTCAGGCGAGTGCCAATGCCAACACAAATGTGTCAATGCTTGGAGAATCGTTTAAATATGTCGCTCCTGTTGCTGGCGCTATGAATTACAGCGTTGAAGATACATCTCTTGCGCTTGGTTTAATGGCAAATGCAAGTATTAAAGGTAGCATGGCCGGTACCGCACTTAAAACATCTTTGGCAAATATGGCGGCACCTACAGACAGCATGGCAGCAGCTATGGATAAATACGGAATCAGCCTTACAGATTCTGAGGGAAACATGAAATCCCTTCGAGGAGTAATAGATAATCTTCGAGGAAGCTTGGGTGGACTTTCTGAGACTGAGCAGACAGCAGCAGCTTCAACCATTTTCGGAAAAGAGGCCATGGCCGGCATGTTAGCAATCATCAACGCCAGTGAAGAGGATTACAACAAGCTGAGCACAGCAATTGGCAATTCAAAAGATGCGGCAGAGGGAATGGCTGACACGATGCTGGATAACCTGAAAGGTTCGTTCACACTGATGCAGAGTGCTATCGAAGGTACGGAGAATGCCTTTGGAAAACGGTTGTCTCCGTATTTAAGAGGAATTGCAGGTGGAATTACCGATATGATGCCTGAGATAACGGATGGAATCAATGCGGTTATGGATGTGGTAGATGATAAGATTGCAGGCGTAAAACGCAAGATCACTGACATGACCGGTTCTGATGAATGGAAGAATGCGGATCTGTTTGGAAAGATCGACATAGCATGGGATTCAATAATCGCAAAGCCGTTCGGGAATTGGGCTTCTGGAGATGGTGCGCAATTAATATCCAGTGGGCTTGGCACATTATTTTCGAGTGCAGCGGCTATTCTTCCGGGAGGTGAAAAAGCAGGACTAACATCGTGGTTAAGTGCAGGGATTCTCGCAAAAGGAGCAGCTACGGTTGCTCAAAAAGGGAAAAGCATAGTGGAAACCCTGTCACCTATCGGAGATGCTATTGGTAACATTACAGAAGCAGCTGGAAATGCAAATGATGTGATGGACTTTGTAGGTAATCTGAGTTCCATGATTCCTGTAGGAGCGAAAGTTGGACTTGCGGCAGCGGGAATTACAGCTGCGATTATAGGAATCAAACTTGCAATCGACAAGTATAACCAGACTCAGCTTGAGAATAGTTTGGAGGAGCATTTTGGGAAGATTAAATTATCTGCAGATGAAGTTAAAGATGCGGCGGCAGGAATACTGAACCAGAAATACCTCACAAACGTGGAACTGGCATTGAATGAAGTACAGAATGCCGATAATCTGCGAGCGGAGGCGCAAAAAGCTTTGGAATCGAACGATGTCCTTGAATTCAAGAGCAGAGTTGGAATCACTTTGACAGCTGATGAACAACAGGAATATACGGATAATATTAATACTTTTGTTGAAAGCAAGATATCTGAACTGGAGAGTCGTACATTTGCGGCTCATATTCACGTTCAAACATACCTCGCAGGTACAGAAGACGGTCAGACATTAGCCCAGAACATCAAGGAATGGGCCAGAGCGGACAATTTGGAATTATCCGATTTATCTAGCCAGCTGTCGCAAAAGGTCTCAGAAGCCCTGAAAGACGGCATCATTGATGTGAATGAAGAAGAAGCTATTAGCGCTTTGCAGGAGAAGATGAACAGCATAACTGCTCGCTGGAAAGAAGCAGAGGCACAGGCTCAGTGGGACTGGATAAACCAGAAATACGGTCATTTAAGTGCAGCTGATCTGGAAAGCGGTTCATTTACAGACTTGATGGATGAAATGCGAAGCCAGCGTGAGACTGCAATGGAAAGCATTAAAGCAGATACGACTCAGTGGTATTCGGAATTGGAGGCAATGAAGGACTATGGAAGAATTACTCCTGAACAGTATGAGAGCTACAAAGAGCAGACTGGATGGTATGTAAGAGGCCAAGAAGGTTCCGAATTGTCGAAGAGTCTTGAGCTTGGAAGCAACACTCTGAATGACACATACGGCGAGAAGATTACCGGAAACATCCAGACGCTTACAGAAACTGCGCAGAACGCCTTGAAAAGTGCAGAGACCAGTTTGCAGAGCGGAAGCTATGGTACGATTGCAAGTACCTTTGATAACATGTTTACGTCTATGGATAATGGAAAAGGCTTCCTGGGAATTGGTGCAGATGCCGATCAGAGAGCACTAAACGAATTGTATCAGTCGATGGCTCCGGATGTTAGTCAGATGGGAAGCCTGATTGACCAGTACAGAGAAGCAGGGCAGGCAGTACCGAAGAGCCTTATGGAAGGATATAAGGAAGCAATCGAAGTCGGTGCGGCGGCAGGTGACGTTGATGCGGCTTGGCAGAATTACGCAAACCAGATTCTTGAATCTGGAAGCGAAGAAATGAAGAGCGTTTTGACGGATCCGAACAATCCAATGTACGAAAGTGTACGAGAGCAGTTGCCGGAGGAACTCAAAACTGCCATTGACAGGGCGACGGCAGAAACGACGCCAGATGAGATAACACTTGAAGGGCTGAGAGCTGCTGTCGATGGAGATGTGGATATTGACAAAGATTCCTGGGTATCGGCGCTGAATGAAAAACTGGGAGATCTTGCAACTACTGAAGAGGTTACTGCTGACAATGTAAAGATTAAAGTTGAGCAGGGGGATTGCCTTTGGGAAATTGGTAATGCTCTTGGAATTGACTGGCAGACGATTGCAGAACAAAACGGTATCGAAAGTCCATACATTATTCACCCAGATCAGGAACTTACAATTTCGATGGATACAATAAAAGCTGAAATGGACGGAGATAAGGCGCAGGCTGCTATCGAGCAGGCAATGTCGGCTCTGGATGCCGAAGGGGCAGAAATGTCCGTTACAGCAGAAGGAGTGAAGGTTGATCTGGCAAATGTTGAAGTGGATTCTGATGTAGCGGCGGCTCAGATCGAGTCGGCTCTTGGCATGGAATCCGGGACACTTGCAGCCAATGGCATTGAAATACAGGCAGGAGCAACAGTAACAATTCCACAGGAATTGGTACAGGTTGATACATCTGGCATACAGAGTGCTACTGAGGCGCAGACAGAAACAGAGCCCGTGGAAACAGATACGTCTGCAAATGTTAATATCACTGAAGCAACTACAGATGCGTCTGGTGCCAAGGAACAGGCACAGTCGGAAGTGGAATCTACATTTTCAGAATCTATGCCGGCAGATGGCCATACCGATGTAACGCTCGATCAAACGAACAATGCAGCAGAAGTATATTCTGAAGTGGCGTCTGAAGTACAGTCTACATTTTCAAATCCGATAGCGGCATCATGCACTGTTAATGTAACTCTTGACTGGCATATCACAAATCCATCTGCCGGAATTACAACCTCCGGAAGCGGTTCTTCTGTAACGGCATCTATTGCAGGCAATGCAGAAGGAAGCATTGTTACCGGTCCACTGTTGTCCTGGGTAGGTGAAGATGGTCCAGAGGCGATTATTCCTCTTGGTTCAAAACGCCGTGATAGAGGTATGGATTTGTGGTTGCAGGCAGGACGTGCGCTTGGAGTAAAAGAATATGCAGACGGCGGCATGATTGGTGATGTTCCGTTGTCAGGCGGTTCCTCAGACTCGACTTCTGGAGATTCTTCTGGTAGCGGAGACAAGGGGCAGGTTGTGATTAACATGAACCCTGTGTTCAATATCAACGGAAATAGCGGAAATGATACTGTCAATACCATCAAGGAAAAACTGAAAGAGCTGATTAATGAGATGTCTGGTGAACTGGCAACAAGATTACTTGAATCATATGCAAATATGCCAACTTAGGAAGGAGGGGAAACATGGAAGTAACTGTAAAAGAAGCAGCTAATAAGAAATCCAGCCTTCGTTTTCCTTCTCTTCCAGACAAAGAGATAAGGGTCAAAGGAAATGCAAAATATCAGAAATACGACATTATAAAACAGGGCGTGTTTGCATTTCCAACCGGACCTGATATAAGAACATATGAATGGGATGGATACCTCTGGGGAAGAGCCAGAAAAAAGATGTCCACTATACATACGAAGTGGCTGGATCCGAAATCTGTTATAAAGAAGCTGGAAAACTGGCGAGATAAGGGAACGGTTCTGAACCTTATCATTTCTGCCGGCGGCGGCATCAATGTTGATGTGACGATTAATAGCTTTGAATATAAGAAATTTGGCGGGAAAGGAGATTACTCTTATAGCATTTCCTTTTATCGTTATCGTCCGCTTAAAATCCAGACCACAAAGGACCTTGGCATTGATAAGAAGAAAAAGAAGACGACAACCCGAACGAACCTGAAAAAGAGTTCAACAGATAAGAAAAAACAGACATACACCATTAAATCTGGTGACTGCCTGTGGAATATCGCAAAGAAATTTTACGGATCAGGAGCAGATTGGAAAAAGATTTATGATGCAAATAAGACAGCGATAGAAAAGGCTGCGAAAAAATACGGGCATAAGGATAGCGACCAAGGGGATTGGATATTCCCTGGAACTATCCTTACGATACCGTAAAGGAGGTTAGATGGTTGACCCACTTAAATATTCTTATTATCTGGTACTTGTGACCGAGAAAAAGAAGAAATACGACATAACAAATTTTGTTGAAGATCTGGGCTGGGAAGAACTGGAAAATGAGCTTGCGGCGAAGCTGTCGTGTACGGTGAAGAACGATAAGACCACAAAGGGCAGACTCTCCAGCTTGACGAAACCTGGATGTTATCTGTACCTGTATTACCGATACAAGACAGGAACTGCACATGAAGCCATGCGTGGCCGGATTGTAGAGTGGAATCCATCTGCTAAATTGAGCAGCCAGCCGCTACAGCTGAAAGCTTATGATAACCTGTATGATCTGCAGGAGTCCGAGGACTGCGTATATTATTCAAGTGGTGCCCGGACAAAGCAGGTTATACAGGATTTTTTCGAAAAGTGGGGTATAACAATAAACAAATACACCGGTCCAAACGTAACTCATGGCGTGATAAAGGAAGATAAAAAGAAACTTGGCACACTGGTTAAGGACATCTTGGATGAGGCGAAAAAGAAAGGCGGCGGATATTCCGTTATTCGTTCCGTAAAGGGCAAGGCGCAGATTCTGGGAATTGGCAGTAACAGCAATATCTATCATTTCGGTGAGACCGAGAACATGATAAGCGTTTCTCATAAAATAAGCACTTCGGGAATGGTCACGAGGGTGAAAATTCTTGGAGAGGCAGATGATGATAAGCGCAGACCAGTAGAAGCTACAGTTGATGGACAGACGAAATACGGTATCCGGCAGAAGATCATTACAAGAGCCAAAGACGATAGCTTGGATGAAGCAAAAAAGACAGCAAAAGAGACTCTTGAAGATGATGGAAAACCGAAAGAGGAAATCAAGGTGGTTACTGTTGATATGCCAGTTATCCGGAAAGGCGACATTGTTCATATAAAAATGTCGACGGGATCCGGTTATTACTGGGTAAAAGCAATAACTCATGACTGCGATAAGATGGAAATGACAATAAGCCTAAAGAAAACAAAGCTGAAATCTTCGTCTTCTTCCAGTTCTGGAAACAAGAAAAAGACTGGAAATTTTAGTGTTGGCGATACAGTCAATTTCCATGGCGGTACACATTATGTTTCTTCGGATGCGTCATCTGGCTACCAGGTTGCAGCAGGAAAAGCAAAGATCACGCATAGTAATCCGGGCAGCGCACATCCTTGGTGTCTGGAAGGTCTTGATTGGAGCGAAACACACCTATGTGGATGGGTAGATGAAGGAACATTCGATTAACGGGAGGTAGAGGATGGCATTTGATAGTAATGATGGAGTGTCGAGACTGGCAGCAGCTCTTGATAGTAGAATGAAACAGCACGCAGATAAACCCCTATGCCTTGATTTTGCAGAAATTCAGGCAGATGGTAGCCTACTCTCGAACACTTTTCCGATTGCGATTCCAAAGGAGGATTACAGGGTGTGCAGACAGCTTACCCTTGGAAAGACGGGAGATGCATTCTGCGATGTGCAGACTGAGCATTCTGGGAAAGCATATCTTCCGGAATCAATGCGGCAGTTACAGGCAGGAGATAGAGTGTTGATCGCTTGGGTGCAGGATACCGCTGTTGTGATTGATATAATAACCAGACCTGTATAGGAGGACATATATGTCAGAAAACAACTTATATCCGGTGGTGGATATACCGGAATATGAGGAAGAAAATGAAGAATATGACGCAGAGTACAAGCCATCTGTGGCATGGGACTTAGAGAAAGGAGATTTCGTTTGCGAATCTCCTTTTTGCATGCTTAAAAGCGAAGGGCTCGAAGCATATAAGACATGGTGCGTAAAGGCAGTTGCTACAGAAAGGTATAGCTGTCTCGGATACGATGATGATATCGGTGCAGAGATGGAAGATGCCATGAAGGAAGAAGATGATACAGCTGTGGAACTGGCGATTGAACGTACCATAGAAGAGGCTCTGATGGTAAATCCAAGGACTGAATCCGTAGAGGATTTTGAATTTGAATGGGAACCATCTGTGGTCCATGTGAAATTTACAGTGTACGCAATACACTGGGAAAAATTCGATTTAGAAGTAACATTGAAAAGGAGATGAGAATTTGGCAGAAGAATTTGTAACTCCAGAATTTATAGATAACAGCGATCCTGATACAATCCAGTCCCGGATGATGAATAATCTGCCAGTTGATATATCTGATATGCCGGCAGACTTTCCGTATGATTTTACCATGCCGACTGCAATCGAGATCTCCAGACTGATACAGTACAACCTTACCCGAACATTGATGCTTATGTTTCCAATGTGGGCCTGGGGTGAATGGCTTGATCTGCATGGAGTATCTGCAAAGGTTACACGAAAGCAGGCGAGCAGAGCATCCGGTCATGTGACCGTCGTAGGCACCGCTGGAACGATTATCGAGGAAGGGACGGTATTTTGTACAGAAGGTACGACAGATGTCGAATCTGTTGAATTTGCGACGACTGAGGAAGCAACTATACCAGAGCAGGGAACGGTTGACATACCTGTTGCGTCTGTTCTCACAGGAGCTTCTTATAATGTGACAAGAAATACTGTGACATTGCAGAAACAGCCAAACAAGAATGTTACTTCTGTGACGAATGAGAATCCTATCAGGGGTGGCACAGACGAAGAGGACGACGACACATACCGAGAAAGAATCCTTGAAAAGCTTCGCTCCGCAGAGGTTTCCTTTGTAGGATGTGACGCAGATTATGTCCGTTGGGCGAAAGAAGTATCTGGTGTTGGTTCTGCCGTGGTCGAAGCTGAATGGAAAGGACCTGGCACCGTTAAGGTTGTTGTTGCTGATCCGGATGGTTCTACGGTTGGAGAAGATACTCTAAAAGCAGTTGAAGACTATATTGTATCCCCAAAGGACAGAATGAAGCGTCTGGCTCCGATTGGAGCATCCGTAACGATATCTACAGTGAAGGACATGACTATATCCTACAGTGCAGTGCTTGAACTGGAAAGCAATTACAGTATCGACAATGTAAAGGAAGCATTCCTGACAGCATTAAAGACCTATTACAGGGAAGCTAAGGACAGTGAAGAAATCCGGTATACGGTTGCATCTGCATTGTTGTCTAACACAGCCGGAGTAATTGATTTCTCAGATTTTCGTATAAATGAAAATACGAACAATATATCGGTTGCGGCAGACTATTATCCGATCACAACTGCGACGGAGCTTAATTTTACGGAGGGATAGAGATGCATATAGACAATGTTGATCTGGAACATTTTCCTACGAATGAGGTTGCTCAGAGGCTCCTGACGTATGTGACGAGAGGATGGTATGATAAGTCGTACGTCGGAAAATGGATATACGAAGTTATCGGGCTGGAACTGGAGACTGCAAGCAGGAGGATTGGCGAAGCGCAGAAGCAGGCATTTCCGGAAACAGCGGCATGGGGAATTTACTTCCATGAACTGACGTATGGAATACCGATTGACAGGACAAAAGACATTGATGATCGCCGAAAAGCAGTCGTGAATCGACGCGATAGGACGGCCAGATCGTCCATTACGCCTTATAGGCTCGAGAACATTATACAGACCGTATTTGGGCTTTCTGCGAGCGTCTCGGAGCAGGTAGAGAAGTATGTGTTTGGTATCGACCTGTTGATCGGAGCAGATTATCCGATATATTCCGTCGATGTTTTACTGGAATATATCCGAAAAATAAAACCATCTCATCTGTCAATGCAGGCTCGATATGTTATTGAAGCCGCAATATGCAGTGAGAGGGAAAGAGTTCTATTCCCAGCGTTAGACATAGGAATGCAGCATGTCTGGACAGAAAGATTTTCTGTACCATCGGTTGAAGTTAAATGTGAAATAACAGAAAAACTTCCGGTTGGAATGACCGGGAATGTTATGATCTACAAGAATCTCAATCAGTGGAATGGAGAGTACAAATGGGATGGAACGATAAAATTTGATACAGAAGTAACAACGGAGGAATTGTGATGGAAGGAAAGGTAACAGTAGTAG